GGCTGCCATAACAATACTCTACTTCTTGAACTTAGCTGTAACTTCTTTCCAAAGTTCAGGTTTAAATTTTCTTACAGAAAATCCAAAGACTACTGCAATAATTACTAACGGTATTAATATGTCCATACTAAGCTCCTTTAAAATATGCTGGCAATCCAATCATAGGTCTACCATCATATTTGTTGGTTTTGGCATCTTTGCCACTAGAGTCATTATAATGCAAAAACACTTGTCCGCAATCTTTACCTTTAAATGGTTCTCTCCAATGCTCTAAATCGCATCCTCGATACATCAACATATCACCAGCTTCTAGCTTAACCTCTATGCCATCTTTACCTTCTTCACCTGAAGGTTCTAAGAATATAGACCAATCATCACCACCTAGATTCATAGTGGTAGAGATCTCGCAAGAGTATCTGTCTTTGTGTCTTTTAAGCTCGTCACCTTTTTTATAGATTCTAGCGTATGAATAAGTTTCAGTTAGTTTAAGTCCTGATTCTTTTTCCATTACAGGTTTAACCTTTTGCAATAAAGTTTCCATAACTATATCGCTATAATGTGAATAAGTTTCTGGTATTTGTTGGTCGTTCCAGACCCCAAAGTATTCAGTAAATTGAGAGATATATTTGTCATCAAACAAGTGCCTTGCGACAGCTCGTTTGTTTAAAAAGTATTGATAACAAAAATCTGCTAACTCTGTTGATATAGCACTTTTAATTACTTGGTATTTATTTTTTTTAAAGCTCATTTTTTTCCTATTGAATGTTGGCAACCATTATTAATCTTTTTTCATTAAGAGCAGGTGGTTCAACACAATGATTAAATTTACCATCAAAGATAATTGCACCATCTTCTTTGGGGTCTGAGAAAGATTTTTTATTATTTTTATCAAAAACTATCGTTCTTCCATTTTGAAAACTATTCAAATAAACAATAACAACTTTGTGCGGTAGGTTTAAGTCAGTATGCGGTACGCTTTCTTTTAAGGCGTTATGTAAAACTAAATTAAGATTCATTCTATAAATAACATCAAAATTTATATTATTAAAATCTAATATTTCTTTTAATATAAAATAACATTTTTCAAAATGAACAGAGTTAGGAATGCTAATAGCTGGTACTTGTATTCCATTGTTTTCGTGTTGTGGACTTCTTAACAGCTCGTGACTAAAAAAATCAATATCTTTATCTTTTGAATTAAAAGTAGTTTTACTTTGATAAAACCAACCCATTTGTTCTGTTAGTATAATATTTTTTAAATCTTTGTAATTTTCAGTTACAGGATTTTTTAATTCAGTAATCATTTTTCATTTCTCTCACCATTGTGTAAATAATAAAAATTGTACAAATCCAAGCAATTTCTTGATTTTTATATAAAATCCAAACAAAAATATCTATCATCTAAATGGGTATCCTAAATTCCAACATACTAAAGAGTTTCGTATGCCTTTGGTGACTGGTTTAACTCTATGCCAAACAAAAGAAGGGAAAACTATAACGCTGCCTTTCTTTCTAATTTCTTCACATATTCTAGGTTGAGAGCCTTCGTCTGTGTTTCTAAAATCAAACTCTAAATCTCCACCTTCGTATTCATCAGGATCAGTTAAAGATACAGTCATACTAAGTTTTCTTAACTTACCATGTGTGTTGGCATTTTCAGGATGGTTATAAGGTTCTTCGTAGGAGTCACAATGCCAATCGTAAAATTGACCTTTTTTGTATTCAGTGAATTGGCAAGATTCTGAGAAATCCCATTCAAAATTCCAACCAGCACTAGCATTTGCTTGGTGTATGTAAGGTTGTATTTCGTTGTATATCCATCGGTCGTTCATCCAAACAACATCAGATTTGCGTTTCTTTTGAATGTTTTTGAGTTCTAGTTTGGTGAGATTATCTTTATTAGCGTTGCCTGTCAGAGCCATTTGTTTGTCTTGCTCTTTGCCATATCTAATAATTTCATCACATATTCTTTCAGGAATAACCGATTGAAAGTACCAATAATAATATTTTAAATTCATCTTCTCTCACTATCTTGAGAAATTAGTATAGCTAAATGCTAGCTATAAAGATACTTAAGTCCAGTCACCTGCTTTGATTTGTCTAAATACAGTTCTTAAATCCCAACAGCTTGATGCTAGAAATGAGCCTGTTGGATCGCTAACAATAACCACACCTGAACCACCTGCTCCACCAGTTTGAGGCGATCCAGGTCCTGGACTTGCTCCACCTCCACCTCCACCTGTGTTAGCTGTACCTGCGGTTCCATTATTAGAAGGACCTGCTCCACCTGCTCCACCGCCACCTGCACCTCCTGCACCTCCATTAGAAAGTCCAAGAAATCCAGTGTAAGCTCCACCACCACCGCCTCCTGCATAAGTGACTGATGAACCTGAAATAGATGATGCTGTTCCTGCTCCACCTACACCCGCAACACCTGTTGGTGGTGTTGAGGCTGCACCTGCTGCACTAGCACCACCGCCTCCACCACCGCTAAAATTAGTTGATCCAGGTCCTCCAGGATTACCTTGTGATGGAGATACTGGTGGAGTGTTTCCTGTTCCTTGATTTGAATTATTTCCAGCACTACCACCACCTGAACCTCCAGGATTTCCTCCAAGTGGTTGACCACCTTTTCCACCTGCGGTAGAAGTTATGCTTGAAAAAACAGATGGATTTCCATTTGCAGTATTGCTACCACCTGCTCCAACTGTTATTGGATAATCTGTTCCTGCTGATATTGGAAAACTACTTCCAGTTCTAAAACCACCAGCTCCTCCGCCACCTGCTGCATCTCCACCACCACCATTTCCACCACCACCACCACCTGCAACAACAAGGTAGTCAACAGAAGTTGTAGAGGGGGGTGAAGAATAAGTGCCACTTGAATTAAATGTGGCTATAACTGCAACAAATTCTGTTGTTTGTGCTGCTCCGACTAATCTAGGCATATTAAGTTGTCCATGTTCCTGCTTTTACATTATCGTAAAGTGCGTTCATATCCCATATTCCTGAGGCTATGATAGGTCCAGCTGGTTCACTAACAATAACCACACCTGAACCACCTGCTCCACTGCTAGTAAATGTAGCTGATGGAAAACCATTTCCTCCACCTCCACTGCCTGTGTTCACTGTTCCTGCTACAGCTTGAGAGTTTGGTGCTATTGCTCCATTTCCACCACCACCAGAACCTCCTGTTCCACCTGCGTTTCCCCAAGCAATCATAACGCCACCGCCTCCGCCACCTGCTCTTGTAACAGATGAGCCTGAGATAGATGAAGCTGTACCTGCTCCGCCTGATCCTGATTGACCACTTACTCCACCTGTTCCTACAGCACCTGCTCCACCACCGCCTCCTGTACGACCAGAACCATCTGCAGCACCACCAGCGTTTCCTTGAGATGGACTTACTGGAGGAGTATTACCTGCACCGCCTGTTTGTGAGCCTGGAGGACCACTTCCTGCTCCGCCACCTGAACCACCAGAAGTACCATCTGCGTAGTAAGCACCAGCACCTCCACCTGCGGAAGTTATAGGGGTAGGAGTTCCCAGTACTGAATTAGAACCTGCATTACCATTTACAGCTGGAACACCAGCACCACCTGCACCAACAGTAATAGGGTAAGGTGAGCCGCCTGATACTGGTGTTGGTCCTGTTCTATATCCACCAGCACCGCCACCTCCGCCACAATACTGAGCATTTCCACCACCACTAGCTCCACCTGCTATAACAAGATATGTAAGCGTTGTTGTATAAGGAGCAGTCGTTAAAGTACCGCTTGAATTAAATGTGGTTATAGTTAGAGGTTGTTCAACTGGTGGGTTATCGACACCTACTACTCCGCCATTAGAATTAGCCATGGTTAGACCTCATTCCATTGCAGATTAGTAGCATCCCATGTGTAATTGGTTATAGTTTCGTTACCATCACCTGTAAGGGTTTTACCTAACCATTGTAGATTATCTTCATCCCAAGTTATTTGAACAGGATTAGAGCTTATTTCTGTAACTGTAGGGTAAGTAACTGGTGCTTCCCAATCATCATTAGAATCTAATGACCAAGAGGGATATGGTTGAGGAGCTATAAACATATCTTTAGAAGAATCGTAAGAATAGCCAATACCTGCATATTGTTTTCTAAAATTATTGTTGTATGAGGTTTGTTTCCAAGCAACGCCACCTGTTCCGTATGGAACAATTGTTGCTACGAATGTTTCTGCTTGAGTAGACTCATCTCCACCATTAGCATTTACATCATCGTTGGATATTACTATTACTTGTAATACTTCGTTGCTGTTATTAAGTTCTGCAAAGTGAGCCATATTTTAACTCCTTAAGCGTCATCTAGTTCTTCGTAACTTATGGTGTAAGTTAAAT